CCGTTGGTCTCTCTGAAGCTATGTCTGATACAGAAGTAATACCACCTCGTATGTAAACATTATAGAAGTTATAGTCAGCAGTAAATATACTACCTAATGTTAAAGAAGCTGCATTAGTATCTGTAAATGTATTGATACCACTGATTGTTTTTATCTCTCTATTTTTGAAGAATCCAGAATCCTCTATTTCAACCTTATCAACTTTTTGTCTTCTTGCTGTAGTCTTGAATCTTTGTTGTCCACCACCATTGGTAAGTATATCAATCGTGCCTATGCCTGCAAGTGCTTTAGTTTGTGATTCTGATATGGATATTTGATTGTCATCATGTTTTATGACAAAATATGGTGCTGTATCAACCAACACGCCAGGTGTAATACCTATTCCTATACCCGTGCTACCTATTGTTTCATATATGATTTGTTCACCATGTTTGAAACCGTGAGGATTTGGAAAAACAAATCTATCTGTATCAGTATTGACTACACCACCAGTAGAGGTTGAGTCAAACTCTACTATTTGATGAACAATCTTCATTTTCGCCTTTGCTATGGCTGTTGTATTATTACCACCACTAATTTTTACAGTTGGTATTTCTTCGTAATCAAAACCCTCTTGCTCAACAAGTATTTCTTCAAGTGGTTATCATGCTCTTGATAGATTTCGTTTTGGTTTTACAGATACAGACCAACTTGTAGCCACTATTTCACAAGATACAGATGTGCCTACTGGTCAAGGTTTTAGTAATTCTATGAAATTTTTAGTGACTACTGTAGAATCTGCTTTAGATGCAAATGATGCTTTGCAAATTCAATACAGAATGGAAGGTCAAAACTGTCAGAATTTAAAATATGGTACATCAAGTGCAGAAAGTTTGACATTGTCTTTTTGGGTAAAGTCCTCTGTCACAGGAACTTATGCTTTGAGTTTTAAAAATAGTGATGATGGTGGTACTAAGTTAAATGTAAATACTTATTCTATATCTTCAG